AGAAAGTTCTCTTCAGTTTCGTTCATGATTTCTATTGGTGGTTCTTTAGCGAAAATGTTTTGTCTACCGTATTCGGTGATAACTGTCATTGAATTAAAAGATAGGTGAATGGCGATGATGAACTGTCAGGTCGCCATGACTACCTAGAAATTAATATTAGATCTCTCAAGCTTTCTCATTAACTCTTCACGATAGGCAGGGTCATCGTTATACCTGTCATCTTCCATAGCCTTTATCATTTCTTGTTGACTATTGAAAACATCAGCAGTTGACTTAGGTGCTTTACCAGTAACTAACTGACCGTCTCTGCCAGCTTGATCCTGATACTTAAGAGCTAATGCTTGTACAGCAAAGTAAGCGGCTTGTGGATTACCTGTCTCCATCACTGCGTCATACATATTGATCTCTTGCTCAGGTACATTCTGATTAGCCCATGACATCATGTTGTTGTAGTTATCTGAACCTCCAACTAAACCATGTATCTGCTGAACATCTTGGTCTGTAAAGTCTCTTGACTGTGGAGCCTTCTGGGATTCTGACCGTTGTTGCATTGCTAACTTAGCAACATCAACAGGGTTCATATTCGATAGCTTCTCAAAGGTTTCTTTAGATAACTTATCGTTAGTACCTTCTTCCCAGAGTTGATCAAGCAGATTTGGCTCTGTATCTTTTGGAGCTTCCTCTTTAGTCTCAGTTGTTGACTCAGTTTCATCCGAAACTGGCTCAGATTTTTCGCCCAATTTCTTTTCGAGTTCCTTATAGGCAGTCTCTAATTCTTGAGCATCTTTATATTTACCAGCTAATAAACCTTCTTGCTGGTTTGCCATGTCCTCTCCAATCAATAGAGAGTCTTTTTCTTCTGATGATAAGTCATCAACGGAACCAGCATTTTCAGTATTAACTACTGGCTCCATTGATAATGTTTGTTCTTCGCTCATTCTTGTGGTGGTGCTTGCATTTGTTCAGCCATTGCAGGGTTCTTAGATGGGTCCATCATTGGAGTCTTCATCATTGCAACTTGTTGTTCTTGTTGCTGTTGCTGCATAGCCATTTGTTGTGCTTGCTGTTGCTCACCTTGTATCTCTTGCATTGATCTTACCAAGTTCAATACATCAATACCTTGTGATGCAGCCAAGCGTTTTATCACTTCCTCTGGATTGATATACTTCTGTACTGCCTCTGGTCCCATTGTCTGAGAGATGACTGTTAGGAATTGACCTAAGCTTTCTCTATCCTGACCACGACCTAGTGCATTAACACCAGCTACGATAGTAGGTTTAACAATATCCTTTGGTAGACGTGGTATCTTTCCAGTCTTTTGGAATTGATTAAGTATTCTATTTAGGTATGGCAGTAGAAATTCTGTCGTGAGTAAGCTGAAAAGCCCGCCCAGCTGTTGTTCTAACTCCATCTGTGTGAGGCGTACCTCCTCGGCTGTCGTGCGTTCACTTTGTCTGACTTGCATAACTAAGAACGCTTCATTAAGACGACGTTCTAGTGTTTGCATCATTTCAAATGCTGTTCTGAAGTCAGCGGTTTTTCCCACCTGTACGACTCCAATATCATCGGGTCGCCCTTGCACGATTGCGCCATTACCTGCGTTAGCAAGGGTACTGGGTTTAGTCGTAGAGCTAGGACTTACTGTGAACACAACTTTCGCTGCAGCTGCTGACCCTTCCACTAAGGCTTGGGACAGTGCTTCTAATGATTTTAAGTCGCCAATAAACTGACCGACTCTTCCCCGTCCGTAATCCTCACCATCCACTGTGTTAAATCTCAATGGAATCCAAGGTGATACATCAACAGGTGCTTTCCCGTAGGATTTGTCTAATATTTTACCGTGTACTTCCTGATGCCAGACGTATCTGTTGTTGTCTCGTGTGATGTGGGTGTAGATATCGCACTCCTCAACATTGTCAGGTGAGCTATCAACTACTGTGTTGTAATCCTTTAGGATATCCTCTGGTAATTGATCAGCTATTAATTTCTTTGCAATTGTTTCTTTCGTGATTATTTCGATCACATTGCCGTTGCCATCTCGTTCTACGACGTAGCGACTTAGCGGATATACTTTCAGACCATCCTTATCCATAAAGATAAGTGCATTACCAGCTACTACTAAATGTAGTAAAGCCTCATGCAATACAACACGATCATTGGAAGAGGCGATTGCCTCTAAGATAGTGCGTTCAATCTTTGCAAATGATAAGTCTAATTCTGATTTAACTTGTGGACCAAATTCCTGACCAAGTTGACTTTCGTCTACCTGTAGCTTGAAGAAGCTGGTTTGTACAGGGAGCATTGACTGCATTAATTTTGCTGCCAATGTCACCGCACCTTTTGCTCCAACACTCTGCCAAGGTGTAGGAAGATGTTTCATCCCCTTGGTGTATTGATCCTTATGTATTAAATATGGAAGAGTTAATTCCGCTGCTTCTTCTGCTTCGTCTAGAAACTGGGTACGGTCACTTGATAAATAATCGTATCTAGTTTTTGCAGTCATTGTTTTGAGTTAATTATGTTTGAGGCGCAGGGTCATTGTGAGTTGGTCCCATTGTAAGGTTGCTACCGCTTCCCCAAGTATCTTTAAACCAAGTACCCATCTTTGTGAGTTGTTCCATTGGATCATAGGCTTGCATTACACCTCCTGGATTGAGACCACCGTAGCCATATTGACTACCGCCTCCCATTCCACCGCCCATTCCACGTCCACCGCCCATGACATTCATCATCATCATGAACTTCATGAAGTCTCCCATGCCATCGGATTTAGTTTCTTCTTTATCACCTGTTAAGAATTCTTTGAAAGCATCTGCATCATCAAAGGATTCCCACCAACCTTTTGTTGCAGTGGTATCACCTGTAGTGTCACCACCATCTGTGGTATCACCACCGCTACCTAAGTTATAGAAATCATTGTCAGCTGCTTGGAAATAACCACCAGCTACATTGTCTGTTGATGCTGTTCCGTCTGCACCTGCAGTGAAGGTATTACCAGCAATATTATTAAGTATGTCTGCTGAATTCTTACCTAGACCAGCAATACTTTTTAGATATTCGTTATCCTTTTGTTTAACTGTTGAGTCATCTCGGTTAACACCTCCAAGTCTTACTACACCACCAGTATTAGGGTCGTTGTAAGCTAATCCTTCTGCTGAACCAGCTAACATCGCTGCTACTTTATCCCTAGAATGTCCAGTTGTATCTCCAGCCATTTGATCAAGCCAATACTTAGCTCCACCAGCTGATGTTGTATCTGCGGTTCTGCCAAACTTACTTAGGTATTGATCTTGTAACCACTGTTCGTCTGTTAATGCTGCCATTTAATTGTCCTCTTTAATTCGGTTATTAATCCAGTCAATTATTGAGCGTTGACCAGATTTGTACATGATTGCTCCTAAATCTTCTTTAGGATGCGGGGTTATAGGTGGAAATTTCTCCTCCAATTCTTGAAGGATTGACTCTAAGTTTGGTCCAAGTATGGACTCAAGAGTATTGGGGTAGGTTGACATTAGAATGTTCGAAAAAGCTAGGCATTCTTGCTGCTCGTGTTTCGGAAAGCTCAGGAGCCTTGCCGTTATACATAAGATTATCGCTAGAATCCAGCCAAAATTTTTTACTTAAATACTTATCGCCATAGGTATTCTTACCTAATGGCTCCATGATCCAGTTAATGGTGGCTTTCCTAAGTTTATCCAGAGATTTACTAGGAGTAAGACCCATATCAGCACATACGAGGCTATTAGTGGCCACGTGTATCTGTTCGTCTCTGGAAATATCAGCTGATACCGTTCTGAGACCAGCATCGCCATTAAAGCGAAACATAGGCAATAGAACAAAGAATATAGCACGTTCAATAACTAAAGCTTTGGTGATCATGTGATCAGGGTGCGCTTCCCACGCATCCCTTAATAAGAAGGCTTCTTTCTCAGACTTCTCGTCAACGCCTATAGCGTTGGTTATGTAGCCAAGAGCGAGATCATGTTTGATCTCATCCTTGACGTTTGACTCTAAGAGTCGCCGTGCAGATTCGGGAACCTCTTTTTCAAGTGATTCTGCAATAAACTCGCCAACTGGTAGCTCCATATGGCGTATTGCGAGAGCACGGTAGATGGTCTCTTCAGATCCAGGCTTAAGTTTACCTGCTGTTGTTTGGACTGGTGTCCATGTTCTCTTTCTATTGAGTAACTTCTCATATGGGTTCATTCTTGACAGTCGCATTCGGGTTCGTTTTTAAGAATCCCTTGCAAGTAATCTTGGACATCATCTTCATCTAAAGCAGCATATGCACTTGACTTATCTTGTGTGTCACCCATTACCTGTAAGGAATAATATAGTGAAGTTTGGGGACTATCTAGCCACTCTTCAACGAACTGTTCGTCGTAGGTTATAACATCACTCCAAGAGTTAAAGCTATATCCATGAAGAAGCCCTGTGTAATTGAACATATACATAAGCTCGTCAGCCACCTTTTTATAGGAATCCCAACCAACCTCTGAGGCGATTTCTACATCACCATATTCATATGTCTGTACACCAAAGGTTCCTGAATCTCTATCGACACTCCTAGCTATAGGAGGTGCAATTTCAGGTGTGCAAGTAAAGCCTTCTCTGTCTTTACTGCGATATGAACAACTTGCGGTAGGAGCAATAGCAAATGCTCTCTCCATATTAAATTCTCTAGCAACTTCAGCCGCACCCTGAATGCCTTTATATAATTCTGCTGCTAATAAACCAGCTATACCTAATCCAGGTATGCCATCATTAACTGCTTGTAGTGCATCACCAAACTGTTCGTAGGTGACGTTGTTTTGCCTTAATAGGTTTGCTAACCCAAGGCATCCAAGTCCAACTTGCCTGTCGGTCTCCGAGGGGAGATATTCTCCAGAACTTCCAATGCCTGTTTTGCTATGGAGGTTGCACAAACTTCGCATACCCTCAACAAAACCTTTTGACACGTCGGCGATTGAACAGGCACCGAGATTAACGTGCTGGAGGAGGCAAGTTCCTCGTGATGGCAAGTAAACCTCAAGGCATACATTGCCTCTGATCCTTTTTCCATTTTTATCATACTTAGTTTTGTTTAACCATATGTCACCAGATCTGATGCCATATATCACTGCGTCCCGTGTTGTTGGATCAGCGTTCTTCCATTTTTCATCATTAATGTTGACACACCTCTTAACCCATGGAAGTTCGGA